GACTATAAATCGAAAATCATACAATGGAAGCATTAAGCAACAAACAGAAAGACGCCATCCGCGAGGCTCTTCGCGCCTACGTCTCCAAGTATCCCAGCCAAAACAAGGCGGCCGGGAGTTTGAAGAACACATCGGTCGGCACGATCAGTTGTATCGTGAACGGCAAGTATGAAAACATTTCGGATAAGATGTTCCGCGACATCGCCGCACAGATCGGTGGCGGAAAGAACGAAACCGGCTGGCAGATCGTCGAGACCTCCGCCTACCAAGAGATCAACTTCGCGCTCGACGATGCCCAGCGCTGGCGCAACGTCACTTGGGTGGTGGGCGAAGCCGGGTGCGGCAAGACAACGACGGCCCGCCTCTATACCGAAGAACACAAAGAGGTGTTCTATATCCTTTGTTCCGAAGATATGAAGAAAGGAGACTTCGTGCGTGAGATTGCCCGGAAGGTGGGTATCAAGACCGACGGGCACAACATCCGCGAGGTGTGGAGCCTGATCCTAGACGACGTGATCCAGATGGAAGCTCCGCTCCTGATCTTCGACGAAGCCGATAAACTGACCGAACCGGTGTTCCACTACTTCATCAGCATGTACAACAAGTTGGAGGTGAAAATGCGGCATCATCTTCCTCTCGACCGACTACATCGTGAAGCGTATCCAGAACGGCCTGCGCTACCGTAAGCCCGGCTACAAGGAGTTCTACAGCCGCATGGGACGCAAGTTCTTCGAGCTGGAGGCCACCACGCCGAACGATGTCTATTCCATCTGTGTTGCCAACGGGCTGAGCGACCGGAAAAAGATCGACGAGGTGATCCGAGACGCCGAACCGTGCGACTTCGACCTCCGCCGCGTGAAAAAGGCGATCCACCGAGTCAAACGGATGGGCGAGTAAACAACCGTTCGAATGCTATTTGAACACAATTCGAAAACAACATGAAACGAGCAATAAGCGTCCGGGACATCCTAGACAAGAAATATGAGACATTCCCCTTTGAGGGAAAATGGAAAGAGGCGTTCGATACGCCCGAGAACCGGGGTGTCTGGTTCATCTGGGGCAATTCGGGCAACGGGAAGACCTCGTTCGTCATGCAACTCTGCAAAGAGCTGTGCAAATACGACCGGGTGGCGTTCAATTCGCTGGAGGAAGGCACCTGCCTGACGGTGCAGAATAACCTACGTCGGTTCGGCATGGCCGAAGTAAGCCGCCGCCTGGCATTCATCAAGGAAGACATCCCGGCACTGAAGGAACGGCTTGCCCGTCACAAGAGCTTCAACATCGTGGTGATCGACAGTATCCAGTACACGCAAATGAACTACCGCGATTATATCCTCTTGAAAGAGGCGTTCCCTGACAAACTCTTCATCTTCATCAGCCACGCACGGGGTAAAAACCCTAAAGGTGACGCGGCCACCAGCGTGATGTATGACGCCGACCTAAAGATCTATATCGAGGGCTACGTAGCTTTCAGCAAGGGGCGTTACATCGGCGACACCGGACGGTATGTCATTTGGGAAGAGGGAGCACGTGAAGCCGGTTTAATCTAAAACGAATCAGATATGAAAGTAATACAAATGAAACCCAAACAAGGCTACGCAAAGCCCGACAATTACGCCGCTTTCTACGGCTTGCTGAAACAGATGCCGGGAGCGAGCAAGGAAGAGATCGTGCTTCAGTTCACGAACGGGCGTACCGACAGCCTGCGCGAAATGTCGCTCCACGAATACAACGAAGCCATCCGTGCGATGGAGAAGATGACACTCGCCGAAGAGACCGAGGCCATGCGTATCCTGAAAAGCAAGCGGTCGGCCGTGCTCCACCAGATGCAACTGTCAGGTGTCGATACCGCCGACTGGAAGAGGGTCGATGCCTTCTGCCTCGACAAACGGATCGCCGGCAAACGGTTTGCCCGGCTCGATTACGAGGAACTGGAGGCATTATTAAAGAAGATTCGCGCTATCCGCCGGAAACAAAAGGAGGGGGATTGACATGGCACGCTGTATACCCCTACAAGACAAACTTGATGAGATCGAGGAACAGGGCGGACGCCTGCGCCGCCGTCTGGACTACCTGAAAGGCGAGCGCGACTTTCTGGTCGACACGCTGCTCACCCGGCCGGTGAAGGATATGGAGGCGCAACGCCGGCTGCTGCGGGAGTGGGACGAGGAGATCGAGAAACTGGAGCGATCCATCGACTACCTCCGCCGGGAATATATGAAATACAAAGAAACTCAGAATAAACAGATGTGTAACAATTCAAAAAAAGAAAAAACATGGAAGCAACAAAACAAACAGTCGAAATGACGGACGAGGAACTGAGACAGTTTGAAGCGTTCAGGAAAGAACAGGCCGCCAAACGAGCCAAGGAACAGGCCAAACGTGACCGCGAGGCCTACAAGGAACTGGTGGACGAAACGATCGAGGAGGCGATCCCGGACTTGCAAGCGGTCAGCGACTGCATCAAGACCGTGAAAAACGGCGTACTGAATAACTTCCGCCGTGTGATCGACATGAAGTCGGAAGTCTTGAAGTTGAAAAAAGACGGCCAACGCACGGACACCTTCACCAATACGGCGGGGGACAAGCGTATCACCGTAGGGTATTATGAGACCGACGGCTACCGCGACACGGTGGAGGACGGTATCGCCATCGTGAAGGAGTATATCGAGGGGCTTGCCGACAACAAGAAAACGAAGGCACTCGTAAAAATGGTACTCCGCCTGTTGGCCCGTAACGCGCAAGGAACGCTGAAGGCAAGCCGTATCGTCCAGCTTCGCAAGATAGCCGAGGAATCGGAAGACGAGCGTTTCATGGAAGGCGTGCGATCATCGAGGAAGCCTACCAACCGGCCATCAGCAAACAGTTCATCCGGGCTGAGGTCAAGAACGACAACGGGGCATGGATAGCGATACCATTAGGAATGACAGAGGCATGAGCAAGCAACAACACGCGCTATTGATCCAGCCGCCGCTCTTCCCGAAAGAGTGTCCTGTCGAACGGGTCGAGTTCGGCGGCTTCCCCTGTAGTTATTGCCACGGCAACGGCTGGTTCTGGGGAGTGGATGATTACGGAGAGCGCATCAAGCAGGATTGCCCCGTGTGTAAAGGGAATAAACGTCTGAAGGCGGTCGTAACTATCGCCTGGCAGCCGGATGAAACAGGTAAGAATAGATAATCAAAATGAATATGAGCAACATTTTAAACAAATTCAGAAGAAAACCGGCGGAACCTGTCAAAACGGAATCCCCGGCACTCAAACGTGAAAAGACGATCCCACCGCATATCGTGGTCTGCAAGGTCTGCGAGGGTAAGGGAAGGAAGGAGGGTACGATTTGCCCGCAGTGTAAAGGCACCGGTCGGGTAATCGTATCGTGCGAGGTAACAAACGTATGTATCGCTTATATGCCGGAAGACGCCACATAAGAGTGGAGGGTCGCGTAGGCATACGGGAAAATAAAAACCGCCTTCTTTTTCGAGTTATCACAAATACGGAGGAGAAGGCGGTTTTATAAAAAATACTGAAGGTATGGACTCAAATGATCAAGCAAGAGCTGTTCCGAGATAAATCGGAGCAGATATTTGTAATAAAGAAAGTAGGCGTATGAATAAAATTATTTTTGGCTTGATAGGCCTGACCGGTTACATATTGTTTCTTGTCGTTCTGGCCGTAGTGGCTTTTAGAATTAATTTTTGGCTTGGACTTCTTGTTGTCTCCATTGAAATGATGGTTACATGTGCTATTGCAGTAAAAGATAAGATAAACTAACAACTAAAAAAATATGAAGATAAGAAACAATGATTTGTCAAACAGAAGTATTCTATTGATATAGCTGATGGCGTTTCAATTCATCTTTATAAATGTGAGTATGACGAGTTTATCAAACTTCTTTTACCTGATATGGAGCAAGAAATAAAGAATGCTTATACTCTCCAACATAGAGCAATAGAAAATCGCCAAAAATGCTGGGAGATGGTAAAAGAAATTCGAGAATTATTACTACGAATGTTCCGATGAAGGGTTCTGAGTC